TTTACGGATTTCCAAGAAACGCAGAAGTTCCGCCTATTGTTCAGGTAGTAGAATAAACACGTAATTAATAGAATAAGCAATAATAATTAAATTTAATATAATGAGTTTAGTAAGGAAGATCAGTATAGGTCGAGATTATAAAAATGATGCCATGCACTACTCGGTAGGGCAAGAAGTATATGGTGGTCACACTATAGATGCTATAGTTGAAGAAGAAGGTAAATATTCTGTTTACATAAGGAAAAATAATGATGTATTACCTTGGAAAGAATTCAATAAGAACATGGCTATTGCGATTGAATATAATATAGAATATTAATGAACGGTATGTTTGATTTTATTGTTAGACCAGATGAAGGTCGGTATAACAATTTAAAAGAGCTTCAAGGAGGTTCTCTTATTTTAAACACAGAACTACAGAACCATAACTACGTTAATAGAATAGGAGTGGTAGTAAGCGAGCCTCGTGATAACAATACTAAAATAAAAGTAGGTGATAAAGTCTTAGTGCATCACAATGTTTTTAGACGATTTCGTGATATTAGAGGTGTTGAAAAAAACAGCAGAAGCTATTACAAAGAAGATCTTTATTTTGTATCATTAGATCAAGTTTTTGCTTACAACAAAGGAGAGCATTGGAAAAGCTGTGAAGGATTTAACTTTGTTAAACCTATAAAAGAAACAAAAATGTTTTCTTTAGACTTTGAAAAACCATTAATAGGAATACTTCATTATAAAGATAGCAATCTAACTTCAGTAAAAGAAGGTGATTTAGTAGGCTTTACTCCTAGTTCTGAATATGAGTTTATAATAGAAGGGAATAAGCTTTACAGAGTACCAAATAAATCTATTACAATTAAATATGAATATCAAGGAAACGAAGAAGAATATAATCCTAGCTGGACATAAGGCTGTTGAAGAACTTATTAAAGTAGCGAAAGAAGCTATTGTAGATTCAGGAGATGATATAACAGCTGATAGACTTAAGAATGCTGCGGCAACAAAAAAGCTAGCAATATTCGATGCTTTTGAAATATTAAATAGGATACAAGAAGAAGAAGCCATGCTTAGCGACAAGCCTAGAGAAGAAAACGAAAAGAAAAAGTTTAGTGGGTTTGCAGAAAAAAGATCGAGATAATGTACGAACAAAGTTTATATAGTGTTATAACACCTATAAAGAAAAGCACAATATCAAGATTAAATAAATCTAAAAAGTGGGAATACGGTTACAACAAGGAGCACGATATTGTTGTTATAAGTAAAACTGGTCAAATCGGCGAAATATACAATATACAAAATTTTAAAATAGCCCTACCTAAAGCTCCGCTTAAAATTGATAAGTCAAATGATAAGTGGGTTGCTGAGGAATATCCTAAAGAATTAAAGCAAATAGAAAATGTTTTTGAATGGAGGGATTACCCTGATAGTTTTAAGGAAAAATGGGAATCATACATAGATGAACAATTTAAAAGAAGAGAAGAGGGGCATTGGTTCAATAATAAAAGTGTGGCTACTTACCTCACTGGTACTCATTTTATGTACCTGCAGTACTCCAAGATTGACGTTGGTAAGCCAGATTTTAGAGAAGCAAACAGATTATTCTTTATATTCTGGGAAGCATGCAAAGCAGACAAAAGGTGTTATGGAATGTGCTATCTCAAAAATAGACGTTCTGGATTTTCATTTATGGCTTCAGGGGAGGCGGTCAACTTGGCAACAATATCAAGCGACGCACGGTTTGGGATTTTGTCCAAATCTGGCTCCGATGCGAAAAAAATGTTCACAGATAAGGTTGTCCCTATATCCGTTAATTACCCATTCTTCTTCAAGCCTATTCAGGACGGAATGGATCGTCCGAAAACAGAACTTGCATACAGAATCCCAGCATCTAGACTCACTAGGAAATCTATACAAAGCAAAAAAGATCAAGAACTACTCGAAGGCCTCGACACAACGATTGACTGGAAAAACACGGGTGACAATGCCTACGATGGTGAAAAGCTTAAACTACTCGTCCATGACGAAAGCGGTAAATGGGAAAAACCCAACAATATACTCAATAACTGGAGGGTTACCAAAACAACACTAAGGTTAGGTTCTAGAGTTATAGGAAAGTGTATGATGGGTTCAACATCAAACGCTTTAGATAAAGGAGGAGAGAATTTTAAAAAATTATATCGCAGTTCTGATGTTACAAAAAGAAACGCCAATGGCCAGACTCGCTCAGGATTATATTCTTTGTTCATACCTATGGAATGGAATTACGAGGGATTCATTGATTCTTATGGATTACCTACGTTCAATAAACCAGAAGAAGGCACAGTCGGTCCTCACGGAGATGAAATAGAAGTAGGCGTAATTGAACATTGGAACAATGAGGTAGATGGTCTTAAAGGAGATCAAGATGCTTTAAACGAATTTTACAGACAATTTCCAAGAACAGAAGAACATGCGTTTAGGGATGAAACTAAAAACAGTATATTTAATTTAGTAAAAATATACGAACAAATAGATTATAACGAAGACTTAAGAAATAGCGCAGTCGTAACTACAGGCAGCTTTCAATGGGCGAATGGTATAAAAGATTCCTCTGTAAATTTCACACCTAATCCAAGCGGGAGGTTTAAAATAAGTTGGGTGCCAAGTGCTAATCTACAAAACAATCAAATTATAAAAGGAGGAATAAAGTATCCTGGCAATGAACACATGGGAGCGTTCGGATGTGATAGTTACGATATATCAGGGACTACCGACGGAAGAGGTTCTAAAGGCGCACTGCACGGGCTTACTAAGTTTAGCATGGAAGATCACCCGCCTAACGCTTTTTTTCTTGAATATATAGCCAGGCCACAAACAGCTGAAATGTTTTTTGAGGATGTTTTGATGGCTTTAGTTTTCTACGGAATGCCGATGCTGGCTGAGAACAATAAGCCTAGACTTCTTTATTATTTAAAAAGAAGGGGGTATAGAGGTTACTCTATGAACAGACCTGACAAAATATGGAATAAGCTATCTGTAGCCGAAAAAGAAGTAGGTGGAATACCAAACTCTAGTGAAGATATAAAGCAAGCGCACGCGGCGGCTATCGAGTCATACATTGATCAGCATGTAGGAGTTAAGGAAGATGGGCAATACGGTAATATGTATTTTAATCAAACTTTAAACGAATGGTCTAAATTTGATGTAAACAATAGAACTAAGTTTGATGCAGCGATAAGTTCTGGTTTAGCAGTAATGGCTTGTAATAAAAATTTATACAGACCGTTTGCTAAAACTGAAAGAAAAAAGTTAAATTTAAAAATAGCTAAATACACCAATTCCGGTGCGTTTTCAAAATTAATAGAAAAATAAATATATGGCTGAGTCAGTTATAAAAAGCTTTTTCCCTAGTCAAGTTGCTAGTGATGCTGAAAAAATGTCTTTAGAATACGGAGAAAAGATAGGACGAGCTATTGAAACTGAATGGTTTTCGTCAGACAACGGAACTGATAGGTTCCAAAGTAATCGAAATACATTTCACAATCTAAGACTGTATGCTAGAGGAGAGCAAGGTGTTCAGAAGTATAAAGACGAACTTTCTATTAATGGAGATTTATCTTATCTTAATTTAGACTGGAAACCTGTACCGGTTATACCAAAATTTGTTGATATAGTTGTTAACGGAATGTCTGAGAGATCATTTGACATAAAGGCTTATTCGCAAGATCCTTTTGGTGTTGAAAAAAGAACAAAGTATATGGAATCTTTAATTAGAGACATGCAAACCAAAGATCTTAACGAATTTGTTGAAGCTGAGTTTGGTGTGAATCTATTTGAAAATGCTAAAGAAATGATTCCTAAAAACAAGGAAGAGTTGGATGTTCATATGCAACTTAGTTATAAACAACAAGTTGAAATAGCGGAAGAGCAAGCTATTCAAGTTCTACTTGAAGGTAACAAATACGATTTAACAAAGAGAAGATGTAATTACGATTTAACAACAATCGGTATATCGGCTGTTAAAAATAGATTCTCAAAATCAGAAGGTGTTGTTGTAGAGTATGTAGACCCTGTTAACTTAATTTGGTCATACACTGACTCACCTTATTTTGATGATATATATTATGTAGGCGAGGTGAAAAGTATACATCTAAACGAGCTTAAAAAAGAATTCCCTTGGCTGACAGAGGAAGATATGAAGCAAATTTCGCAGCAATCTTACAGGAACAACGGGTTTTACGATAGAACATTGCAGAATTATGATCAAGACGATTCAAACACTGTTCAAGTACTTTACTACAATTACAAAACATATACAAACGAAGTATATAAAGTAAAAGAACTATCTACAGGAGCATCTAAAATTATACCTAAGGATGATCAGTTTAATCCTCCTGAGGAAATAATGAAGGAACATAATATAGAAAAACTATCTCAGTCATTAGAGGTTTTATATGAAGGTGTAAAAATATTAGGTGGAAGAACACTTAAATGGGAATTAGCTAAAAATATGATACGCCCAAAGAGCGATTATACCAAGGTTAAAATGAATTACAGTATTGTAGCACCTAGAATGTATAAAGGTCGCATAGAGAGCCTCGTATCGCGTATAACAGGGTTTGCAGATATGATTCAGCTTACTCATTTAAAGTTACAACAAATCTTAGCTAGAATGGTTCCGGATGGAGTGTATTTAGACGCAGATGGATTAGCTGAGGTTGATTTAGGTAATGGTACAAATTACAACCCGCAAGAAGCGCTTAATATGTTTTTCCAAACAGGTTCCGTAATAGGTAGGTCATTTACACAAGAAGGTGACATGAATCCAGGAAAGGTTCCTATACAAGAAATACAATCAGGATCCGGCGGGGCTAAGCTTCAAAGCTTAATAACAACATATAACTATTACCTGCAAATGATCCGTGATGTTACCGGATTAAATGAAGCCAGAGATGGAACAACTCCTGACGCAAGAGCTTTAGTTGGTGTGCAGAAAATGGCTGCAGCAAATTCAAATACAGCGACTAGGCACATATTAAATGGAGGTTTATTTTTAACTGCTGATCTTTGTGAAAATTTATCTTTAAGAATATCAGATATACTTGAATATTCTCCAACTAGAGAAGCTTTTATACATAAGATAGGTAATCAAAATGTAGCTGTGCTGCAAGAAATGGGAGATCTTTATTTATACGATTTTGGTATATTTATAGAATTATCTCCAGACGCTGAAGAAAAACAAGTTTTAGAGAATAACATACAGGTAGCTGTTCAAGCTGGGTTGATAGATCTTTCGGATGCTATAGATTTAAGAGAAGTAAAAAACTTAAAGTTAGCTAATCAACTACTTAAGATAAGAAGAGTAGAGAAACAAAAAAGAGATCAAAAAATTCAACAAGAAAATATTCAAGCACAATCTCAAGCAAACGCTCAAGCTCAACAAGTAGCCGCTCAAGCAGAGATTCAAAAGAATCAAGCTATAACTAATCAAAAAATAAGTTTAGAACAAGCTAAAGCAGAGATCGATAGCCAGAAGCTAATGAGAGAAGCTACCCTTAAGAAAGAATTAATGCAGTTAGAGTTCAGTATGAACATGCAACTTAAAGGTATAGAGGTTAACAATAAAAAGAGTGAGTTAAGTGAAAAAGAGAATAGAAAAGACAAAAGAACAGAGATACAAGCAACTCAACAAAGTGAGTTAATAGATCAAAGAAAAAACAATTTACCACCAAAGAATTTTGAGTCCGCTGGTAACGATATACTTAGCGGTGATTTTAGCTTAGGTTCTTTTGATCCTAAGTAATAATAATAGTAATAATTATATAATATTTTATCATGTCAGAAGAAGCAAATACAATTGTAGCTGAGGAAGCTGCTGCAGAATCTAACCCTATGTCATTTGATGACGGGGTAATAAAGGTTAACTTAAACGAGTTAAACAAATCAAAAGAGGAAATTACTGAGCCTATACAGGCAGAGGAACCCCCTGTTGAAATGGTTACCGAAGAGGTAGTTCAACCAGTCACTAGCGTTATTGAAGAAATAACGGATGAAGTTGTTGTAGAGCAAGTTCAAGACTTAGTTGAAGAAATACAAGAAGCTGTAGAGCAAGAGCAAGTATCAGGTATTGAATTGCCTGAGAATATTCAAAAAGTAGTTGAGTTTATAAATGAAACCGGAGGAAGTCTAGAAGATTATGTAAAACTAAATACAGATTACGCTTCTTTGAACGAAGATCAATTACTAAGAGAGTACTACGGTAATACAAAACCGCATTTAGAAAAAGATGATGTTGATTTCTTAATGGAAGATAACTTTTCATTCGATGAGGACCTTGATGAAGAAAGAGACATACGTAGAAAAAAGCTAGCAAGAAGAGAAGAGTTAGCTAAAGCTAAAAATCATTTAGACGGATTAAAGTCTAAGTATTACGAAGAAATAAAAGGAGGTAGTAAGTTAGCTCCTGAACAACAAAAAGCGATTGATTTTTTTAATCGTCATAAAAAAGAAAACGAAGAAGCAACTAAAGTAGCTGAAAAACAATCTTCTACATTTAATTCTAAAACAGAAAATTTATTTTCCAAAGATTTCAAAGGTTTTGATTTCAACGTTGGTGAAAAAAAGTTTAGGTTTAACGTGAATGATGTAGATAAAGTTAAGACTAGTCAAAGCGATATTAACAATTTTGTCAAGAAGTTCTTGAATGAAAATAATGAAATGTCTGATGCCGCTGGATACCACAAGTCTTTATTTACAGCTATGAACACCGATAAAATTGCTAATCATTTTTACGAGCAGGGTAAAGCCGATGCTGTAAAAGAATCCATGCTTAAAGCTAAGAACATTGATATGAGTCCAAGAGGTTCTCATGAACAAGTCGCCGCTCCTAACGGATGGAAGGTTAAATCTATATCTGGTGGTTACAATTCTTCTAAGTTAAAAATTAGAACTAAAAAATAAAAATAAAAAATTATGGCATCATTCACAGGAAGTGCAGGAGCATTAGCACATTTAACTCCAAGACCAACACAAACATTATTTAATGACAACTATTTAACTCTAACAGACTTAAATTTTACACAACAATTTTTACCTGAGGTATATGAAAAAGAGGTAGAAAGATACGGAAACCGTACTATTTCTGGATTCTTACGTATGGTAGGAGCTGAGATGCCTATGGCGTCTGACACTGTAGTATGGTCTGAACAAGGTAGATTACACATCGCATACGATAACGCAACAATTACTACAACTACTGCCTTAACTATACCTGCAACCGCTGGTGGCGCTTCCACAAACCTTATAGGACCCGGAGCTACTATCATTATAGCTAGTGCTGATGGTTTCACAGTAAACAAAGCGTATGTACAAAGTGTTGCTACAGTTGCTGGTGTTGCTACTATTACTTTTGCTTGTTACGGAGCTACTCAAACTACTGCTATTACAGGAACTGGAAATGTTAAGGTATTCGTATACGGTTCTGAATATGCAAAAGGAACAAGCAACGCTGGAACATCAGTAGACGCAGCTTTCGAACAATTTAATAACAAGCCAATTATACTTAGAGACAAGTACAATGTAAACGGTTCCGACACTGCTCAAATCGGATGGGTTGAAGTCACTACTGAAGCTAATACTTCTGGATACTTATGG